AAGGCATACCAGATACTTTGATGTTACTAACGCTGCCATCTGGGTTATACATTGGCACTTCGTGGTCTAGCCCGCTGCCAGAAAAGAACCTAGTAGCTGTTTTTACGGCTGACAAAGCGGTATCGAAACTAGTATTTGCTGCTAGATAAGGGGTCACTACCACCGGCACCTGTGCACCGTTTACCAGTGCAGAAGCCACGTTGAACCCCATAGTGCCTATGAAAGCTAGTCGGTTAGCTGTCTTGGCTGTCTGATCTATAAAACTATTAGATGGAGAGAGGGATTCTTTTATCCTAGCATCTAGTTCGTTGTCTAATAGTCTTCCGTTTTCTAACCGATTCTCTCCTAACTCTCCTTCTTTGGCCCACTTAGTAATCTGTTCTTTGGCGTACTGCTGTTGCTGTCTTATATCCTCTGAGGACTGAATGTTGGCTGTACGTCTAGCCATACCATACGCACGGATCTGAAACGCTCTTACCGCATCTTGTTGGAATCCTAATACGTTTTCTCTGTTCTTAAACGATTTAAGTATAGAAGACTCAGGCACAGAAGATATAAACTGCTGCACTATCTCGTTTATGACTTGATTCTTATCTACCCCGGCTACTTTAGGTATGTTCTTATTTAAGGTATCAATAATGTTACTTACGTAAGAAGTCGGCGGCGCGTTCTCAAAACCGATTGAGTCCAAGCTTCCGTGATCTTTTATAGATTCTGTGGGTACTGTGAAGCCATCTTTTTCTAGTGTGGCGTTCTGTAGTTTAAAAGCGTATCTGTCACGCGCAGCCTTAGAGTCAAAAGACTCAACCACTATCTCCATGTTTGGTTGTGCTTCCGTGCCTGTGTTTATTTCATACCGTAGCCAAAAATCACCCTCACGAACCAACGGAAAGTATGGCTCTATACGATTCTTTCTTAATATCTCAAATAATTCGTTTCTCGTTTTTCTGGAACTAGGATTGTCACCAGCAACATTTATTATGCGTTTGCCGAGTTGGTCTAGTAGATTCTCGAACAGGGTGTTGTAGGTGTTTTTTAACTGTAGATAAGCGCCTTTACCTTCTCGCCCTAAACTGTTCCAATCATCTTGCATCTGCTGCCAGAAATCTATTTTCTTGGTGCTTGTGCCAGCTACGTTTTTGTTCTCGTATTTCTTTTCTGCCTCTTGTTTGGTTAGTGATGGATCTACTTCGTTAAACGTGGCTTCGTGAACAATCTTGTTAAAAGTAATTGTCTTTTCTTTACCGATCTTTTTTAGCTTTTCCTCTACTGACTTCAACGTGCCATCTAACACTTTGTCAGCATTGTTTATACGAGCGTTTTGTCTTTGTAGTGCTTCGTGGATTCGCATCGCTCCATCGCCTATGCCAAGAGCTTTACCCACATCCCCTAATGCAAATGAGTTTACTGAAGCCAAGCCAACATACTTTGCTGCGTTTTTACCTAAACCAAATAAACCTTTTACCCCATCGGTAAAAGTGTCATCACGTATCTGCTTTACCTGACCTACTACATCCTTGCCATACTCTCTAGTAAACTTAATACCCTGTCCTTGATTTACAGCCATCAAAAGCTCACCAGAGTTTCGTGTCTCCGGTGCAGGGGCTATGATCCCTTGTATCAACCTGTCGGTTCTGGATAAGGCATCACTGGGCCTGCCGATTATCCTGTTGTAGAAGTCCGATATGATATTTATAAACCTACGCAGTGCGTTCTCTCCACGCACCGTGATTCTGGCTAGTTCAGATCTAAACTCAGGGTTGGCCTGTGACTCTGCTATAAACTCATCTAGGTTTGCTGCACCTCTAGCGGTGCTGAGTTCTCCTTTCACATCGTTGAATAGAGTATTTAGTCTTTTCGCAAGACCACTCTTAGGATTAGCCACTTGTGCAGCGGTCAGTGCGTGGCCCATCTCATGTAGCAGAACGTGAGTATTTAGACCCTTATCACTGTCTATACTTATTGTATTGGTCTCTGGATCAAACAATCCTGCTGCCGGTACACCTTCTTTGTTCTTAAGATTTTTAACAACTTTAATCTTAGTGGTACCAACCCGCTTACCGAACTCCTTGGCTAACTGCTTTATTCTCTTGTTGTTCGAGGTTATAGACAAAGCATTTAACGCACCCGCTAGATCCTTCTCACGCATCAGCTTTTTAGCCACAGGGTGCATGGGTATATCTAGGTTAATTTGAGAGTCTACGGGTAGAGACATAGCTTCTTTTTCAGCTTGCCTCTCTTTATCCTGCATATTCCTTATTTGCGCTGCTGTAGGTCGCTCATCCGCGGGCAAGTCGGCTAGTAGCTCTGACACCTTACTGTTTGATACATAACGACCTGATTCTCTAGGGTCATACAGGTCTACGTTTCTTGAATACCCAGCAGAGGCAACATTTAAAGCGTAGTTGTTTATGTCCATTAACGCATCGATGTCACCCGCAACCCTGCTTACTTCTTCCGCTGACAAGACACCTCGCTCTGCGTTAAGCGCAGTTTTTAGTGCCATCAATGGTTTGGTAAGCCCCTCTACGTTTTCTCTTACCCATGCGAAGGCGTTACCAGCGTTATCCCCACCTGTGAACTGAAGATCTTTAAATACTTTTTCGTTAACATAGTCCGCTTTTCTAGTGGACCTCGTTTTTAAATCTGTCCTACCAGCATCGCGTTCTGTTTCATGCACATCGTAGACAATCATGTACAAGGCATCTCTTATCGACATATCCTTGTTGAAGTACCTGTATGCAGCTAGTGCTTTTTCATCTTTTTTAAGTTCTGCTAGTTTTTTATTTTCCGCTTCAGTTCTTTGTTTGGGGGCTTTGTTTTCTATCGCAGATATTTCAGTGACAAATTTAGCAATAGTAGTATCTTGCTCTCTGGTTATGTTGGGAGCGTCTTCAAACTTAGTCGCTATGCCTGTAAAAGCTTCTTTCGCCTCTGTCTGAACTTCTTCTAAACCTTCATCTAGCTCCCTTCTGGCAACGTCTTCTTTTTCGGTTACCTTAACTTCTTCTTTTTTAGCCCCCCTTGTAACTGCCCTTTCTTCTGGTCTACCTATTGTTTCTTGGTCTTTCTTAAGCTGCGTTAATCTTTTCTTCTGGTTCTTGTTAGGCTTCTTGATAGCCTCTAGTTCAGTTATCTCATCAGCTATCTCTCTTTTTCGTACCTCTGTAGCTACTCTTCTTTCTGGTCCTCTGATAGCCCTATCGTCAGATTCAGCTAGTAATGTTTCAGTTTCTAAAGATATTCTTCGGTTAATATCTATTAGCTCGTTCCTAGCTGTATTTAATTCTCTCTCTACACTTCTCTGTTCTGCTTTAACAACATCAGTGGCTTTCTTAAGAGCTACATTAAATTCTTGTTTTTGTTGCGCGTCAGTTAGCGTGAGGTCAGGTTGAGCACCGGCATCCTGCACCATTATGGCTTGCACCCGAGCTTTTATGCCTTCTCTATCTGGCGCACTATCTTCAATATCGCGTATCTCTCTTTCTTTATCTTGCTTTTGCTGCTCTAACTCTTTGAGTGCTTCTGATTTTGGTATCTTATTCTCAGCCAAGAACGATATTTTTTGTTCTGCATCAGCGCCGCGCCTTGTGTCTGCTTCTGCTGCTACTGTTTGTACTCGATCTATCTGGGCAGTAACATCTTCTTTTGCTCTGGCGAGTCTTTCTTGTTCCTCCTTAACATCTTTATTAACAAGTACATCACCCTCTGTTTTTTCCACCTCTGTTTCTTTTATCTTTCTACCGATTGCATCTAAAGTCTGTGCTTTGTTTTGACGCAACTTATCGGCAGATTCACGAAGATCGTCTTGCACTGCTTTATCATTTAAATCTTTGCCAATAAGACGTTTACGCACAGCAGCGCGTTTACCAAAGCCAAAGTCATCAAAGTCAGTATCTGCAAGAGGTCTTGTTTCTATAACTGCCTCATCAGTTGTCTCTACTGTATCTCTATCCGTTTCGGTTGGGGTGCCTCTAAGCTCATCAATGCTTTTAACTTCTGTAGTTGTCTCACCATCAATAGTGGTAGTAGTAACAGCACCTTGTTCTTCTCCGGCTCTTATTGCTGCTTCTCTATCCGTTTCGATTGGAGTGCCTTCTGTTACAGCATCTACGGCGGCTCTTTCTTCGTCAGTGGCCGCTTCTCTAGTTGTTATATCTGCTTCTGCCTCGGCATCTAACTGAGCCAGCCTTTGTAGTTCAGCATTTTCCCTTGCTAACTCAGACTCACGCATCTGCGTAAACACTTGTTCATCAGTAGGATCTACTAAGCTACCTAAACCTTGTGCGGCTGGTGGGACTGTAGTTTCTGGTCCCGGTGTGGGGTCACCCTCTGGCTCGGTACCAATGTTAAGAGCACCTGTAGTGCCTCGTACAGCACTACCTAGCAGACCACCAGCTATAGCTGCTTCTCTGTATTCGGCAAGAGCTTCATCACTATCTAAGGAAAGACCTGCTTGAGCACGTTCAAGCACCTGCTGCCCTACTTCTGTTGGTGCCTCTACTATGGCACCTGTGCCTATACCCTTAGTACCTCGTGTAAATACGCCACCACCAGTTAGTGCTTTTTGTGTAATGCCTAACGCACTAGCACCACCTACCAATAAGCGATCAGCAATACCATCAAGAAGTGCCTGTGGTAGCGCAGTTAGAAATGCAGCTCCCTCGCTTACTTCAGTTCGTAACCCTTGTTCTATTGCCTCTTTTTGTCTCTCACGGTTCATACCGTAGAAGAAAGGTAGATTAGCGGCTGTAGCACCTGCTACACCAGCAACGGCAGCACCTGTACCTACAACGGGAGCAGCTATAGCACCAGCTATACCACCAACAATACCAGTAGCTAATTGAGGTGCGCTTTCACCTGCTATACCACCAAGATACGAAAAGAAATCACCTACATCTTCTATATCGTCGAATCTAGTTTGGTACTGGGATTTACGCTGTGCATCAGCCTCGTTTTCTAAGGCTACCTCTGCACCATATTCTTCTAGCCCTTCAAGGCCAAGTAGACTACCAATACCCTCTAACGCAGATCCTGTAGCTTGACCGACTAGATCTGTACCTATATCTAGGCCGCGGGTAAAACTGCCTCTCTGTGTCTCTCGAAACCTTTCACTTGCTTGCCTAGATTCTTCTTGTAAACGAGCTAGTTTTTCTGCTCTTCTAGCTCTTGCCTCTTCAAAAGTTTCAGTAGAGTAGTACGATCTTTTTTGTCTATTTACCGCCTCTGCTAACTGTTGTTTTGTAGCATTTGGTGGGGCTTCTACAGTTGCGCTAGTCCCGTCTTTTAATAAGACGTTATACGAAGGCATTGTTTATGAACTCGCTGCTGACAATATATCATCAGAAGAAACTTCTTGTTTAGCTCTAAGATCTGTAGCTTCTTTTTCTAGCTTTTGCAACACTTCGTCTGTTTCACCCAAACGTGAGTATATTTCTACCTCTGCGGCTTTCTTTATACTGTTTAGTTCTTCAGCTTCATCATCATCTATATCACCACGCTCTTGCTTAGCGACTAGTTCAAGATACCTAGTTGACGTTGATAGTATTTCTGCGAGCGCGGCTGCTCTAGCTGACCTAAGTTCATTTATTTGTGTAGTGAGAGAGTTTAGATTAGCCACATCTCTTGTAGCCTGTCTGGTAAATTGTTGACTTAGAAGTTTTGCTTTTTCGAGTGTCGTCTGAACTTCTCTGCTTTGGAAGTCAAATACATTACGAGCATACTCTCTTTGTGCCTGTAAGTTTTCTCTTGTTAAGTTTTGAATGGTGTCTTCTGCCTGACGCCTATCCGCTTTAGCTGAGTTGATAGCTATATCTACAGCCCTATTGGTCTGATCTGCTGCTTTTAGATCGACTTCCATGCTGAGTGTGTCTACACCATGTTTGTCATTTAATAGCACTCGTTTCAGTTGGTCTTGCCCAGCTTCGGTGTTGCTTATTGCATTAAGACCGTTAGCCATTAGCTGACCAAATGAGTTACCACCTCTACCAAAAGCGGCGAATAAGTTTCTGCGTGTCTGTCTGTTTAACTTATCAGGATCTAAAAGTTCTTTAGAGAGAGCATCTTTTTCTTGCCGTATACGTTCAAACTTTCTAGCTTTCTCTGCGCGACCTGATATTCGATCTGCTCTTTCTTCTGCTTCTTTTGAAATACCTGCTATGCCTTCATCATCCAACATAGCCCTACCTGTTACAGCATCGTAATAATTCTCGGGCAACGATTCTTTTACGTCTTTTGGTTTTTCAAACGGCGTAAGACTAGCTATTCCACCGCCTCCGGTCCCACTTGTAGCCCCGCTTGTCCCACTTGTAGATGGCACGGGGGGTGGAGCAGGGGTAGGAGTAGGAGTAGGAGTAGGAGTAGGAGCGGTAGTTGTTGACGCTGGTGGTGCTGCTTGCGTTGGTTGCATTTGTGTTTGTAGCGCGGCTACATTTTGCGTTACGGGTCCAGTTCCCATAGCTCTTCTTTGTTTAGCTATCTTACTCGCAATAACTCTTCTAGGTAGATACTCTTCTAATGGGTTTTCTTTTAAGTACTTATCTATGTCATCATCAGTTACACCACCCCCGGCTTGATAACCAACAATACCGCCTTGTGCTCGCTGCATCATTCGTTGCTGGCGTGCTTGTTCAGCAGTGTTTAGTACCCCACCAATCTGTTTTACTTTCTCATCTATAGCTTGTTTTTCTAGCTGTTCTTTAACAGTACCCGGTTGGGCTTGTTGGCTTGCCATAAGTGCTGCTTGAGCACGTTTGGTTTCTGACTGCACTTGTTGTAGAGCTAATAAATACATAAGCTCTTGGGTCATTTTATATTTTTGTTGAAGCTGCTCAGGTCTGTACGTGTCAGCCAACTTTTCTATCTGTTGTGCCATAGGTAACATAACTAGTCATCACCTCCATACAACGCTTCATAACTACCCGGTTCTGGTTCAGTTCCTGTTTCTTCAGCTTGTCCCTGACTACCTTTATATATCTGCGCTAATATTTCTGGTAAACCACCACCAGCTAGTATGTTAGACAAAGAGCTTGGTTGAGAGTACGAATACGACTGTGTTTGCAGAGGTAGCCCCTGTAATAGGGACTGCATATACTGCACTTGCTTGTATGGAAAGTCTCGTTCTTCCTCAAACTGCTCTCTATCTGCTGCTATACCTTCAGCCTCTATTTGTCTTTGTATGTCTCCACCCCTGCCTTGAGCACTAAGCACATCAAAACCAAACCGATTAGCCATTTCTTGCGCTGCTTTTTGTCTTTCTTGTTCAGTATTAAACTGTTGTCTGGCTGACTCAAATGCTTGTGCGTACCCCTTGCCTGTAATATCAGCTAGATTACGCTGCAATCTGTCATCTCGTTCTAAATCTGCAAGAGCCTGACGAGAGCCACCAAAAGCACCCGATCTAGTAAATCTACCTTGTTCAGCTACTCTACTTATTTCTGCCTGTCTACGTGCCTCTTGTAGCTGCGGGTTCAACACCGCGGACAGATACGGGTTCATGTACTCACCAACTATGCCTGTAGCAGCAGTGGCATCGGCTCCCTCGGTGGTCATAGCAGGTGCGCCAGAAGCAGCAAATGTGCCGGGGGTGAAAGCACCCATAGCGGACGCACCGGAAGCATCTGTGGGTACTGTTAAATTAGCTATGCCTTGAAAGGCTTGATCTTGTAGTGCAGAGGTGCCAGCAGTAAGCGGCCCCATATAAGCTTGATAAGGTTGGGTAGCAAGAGCCTGTCCTCTACCAAGCATCTCGGTAACATAAGGACCAGCATATGTTGATAGCGCGGACTCAGTGCCGGTCTGTTTTGGGGTAAAATCAGTTACGCCCCCTGCACCCGCAGCACCCCCTGCCGATGTACCGTTACTCATGCTAAACCTCCTAAGAACCTATTAGGATTTATTTCTTTACCCTGTTTAGAGTTCCCCGTTCTTTCTTTTCTTATGTTATCCATAAATCTATGTAACTGTGCGGCCCCAGCATTAGAGTTGCCATTACCTAAATGCGACACTACATCAGCAGGTATAACAAACTCACCATCACTTAAGCGCACTTCATCCCCACCTACGTTAGCTGGTATTTGATCTGCCATACCATCAGTTATACCACCTAAATATCTACCACCTTCCATCATAAATCTTGGTCCCGGCCCACCGTACCCCGTACCTGCTGCGGTTTCACTTTTATTTACACTCGTCTCTTCTTCTTTTTTAGGGGGTGGGTCATATGCAGGATTCAGACTTGCAAGCCCTTGGGCTTGGGCAGCGGCAGCGGCTTGCGCTTCTTCTACTGTCATAGGTGTAGATTCTGGTTTTTGTGCAAATATCGTATCAGTAAAGTACCGTCTACCACCTGCACCGGGACGACGATTAGGATCTTCCGGCATGGCTACTCGTTGCCTAACCGTTTGATACTCAGGAATACTACCCTGATACCCCACAACAGGTATTTTTGGGTCAGCTAAACCAGATTTATCTACTAAAGCACCTAGTCCCATACCCAAAAAAGACCGTAGTAAATTACCAGCACCCTCTGATCCACCATATTCGTCTAAATCGTCGGTAACAAAATCAACTGTATCTGTTAAAAAGTCAGTTAGCCAACTCACTACTTACCTCCGATGATACGCAATAGTTCGTTAATATCGTTTGCTGGTTTGGGTCGCTCCCCTAATAATCTTAATATACTATCAGGATCGGCGTTAATTACACCCCCAGCAGCTCTCTTTCTAGGCCCATAAGGACTAATAAATTTAGCCTCTTGTTTGGGGTCTGCAAATATACTTTCAAACGTATAAGGTGTGCCTATATCAGCTACAGGAGCAGCTTTAACTTGCACTTGTTGGGGTTGTAGAGCTTGTAATAACTGTTGACTACCGAAGTCAAACCCTCTGCCTGTGCCTTCACCTGTACCTTCACCCGTGCCAGACCCTGTACCCGTGCCTGTACCTGACCCTATTCCTGTACCTGTACCCGTACCTTCACCTACATCACCGGGGTCACCTACATCACCAGCCCCTGCACCGGGCGTACCAGAGTCACCTGTACCTGTGCCTGTAACGTCAGCATCACCTGTACCTAAACCCTCATCTGCACCAGCCCCACCTGTGGTTGTTTCAGTAGGTGTTGTAGTTGCGCCAGCCGTACCTGTTGATGTATCGGCTGTAGTCGTAGTATCTGTTCCGGCAGTAGTTGTAGTGGTTGTGCCTATATCTGTAGTTGTGGTAGTCCCTACCTCTTCCCCAGTTTCTGTAGTACCCGCAGCTTCTTTTTGTTTCTCTTCTTCGTCTGTAGGCAACCCCACGTTTACAGTAGTTTGATCTGCACCCGTATCATCAGAAAATTCTTGTATTACTTCACCTGTACCCGTGCCATCTGGGTTTAGTACTTCCCACTCTCCCTCGCCACTAGCTGCTGCTGTGCCTGTTGCACCAGCTATTTTACCCGTTACAGTATTTTGCCAAGCACCATTAACAAGTTGAACCCATTGACCTTTAGTATTAGCGTTTTCTCCTGTGGCAACCTCCATACCAGAAGTGTAATCAGGTGCTTCTGCCGCTGCCGCCGCTGCCGCCGCCGCTTCGTTATCTGCTACAGTCCATACTCCAAACGCCTCATCAGGCGGTAGAGTAGTTTCAGCGTATTTTTCATACTCTCCACGGAGATGTTCTTTCAACTCAGGGTCAGTTTCTTGTAGGTAGGCTTCATAAAGCTGCCTTGCAACTATATTTGGGTCAAAACTACCGCTACCTTTGTAAGGTTTTTGATCGTCAGGAATTATTTCGTCTGGTGGTGTAGTTGCGTCAGCAGCCCCTGTCTCTCCTGTTTCCGCAGCCGTTGTTGTGCCTGCCTCGGCATCAACACCAGAACCTTCGCCCGCGCCACTAGAACCATCATCTTCAGCCTCTTCCGTTTCTGCCGTTTCGGTAACTTTCGTCTCTTCCGGTTCCTCTACGACAGGTTCTTTTACGTCTGGATCTATTTCTTCATCGACATCTGGAGTGGTTACTTGGTCTTTGATTTCTATAGAGTCATCTTCTTGTACGTTGGCTGCTGTAGCAGCTTCTGTTAGTTCTTCCGCTGTTTCTGCTGATTCTGTGGCTGTAAACTCAGTGTCATACCCAACCTCTCCAGCATCAGATACAGCATCAGAATAGCCGTCTTTTATATCTGATATAGCTTCATTCTTTTGGTTTTCTCTTTCTTCTGCTTGTGCCTCTGCCGCTGCTTTTGCATCTGCTATTTTTTGCCTAGCCTCTGCTTCTGCATCTTTTCTGGCTTGGGCTACGTCTTTCTTACGTTGGTCTTCTGCTTCTTTTCTTGCTAGTGCTTCTGCTTTTTTCTTGTTTTCAAAATCAACTTTTGCTGCATCTGCAATCTGTTTAGCTTTAGTAAGCCTATTTCGTTTTTCTATCTTTGCTTGGTCTATTCTTCTTTGGTAGAACTTACCTCTTGTCTTTCTAAGAAGACGAGGTATACGGCGTAGTTGTGCTTCGTTAGCAGCTATAGTTTTATCAAGATCCTCCATACCCACACCGGCAAGGTAATCTGAGTATGACTGCGTTGATACTTTAACCGCTTCTTCGGCAGCTTGTGTTTCTTCTGTAGCAGCTACAACATCTTCATTCTCATCTACCGTGGCAACTGCATCGGCAGCAGCGTCAACAATCGCGGTAACATCTACCGTATCTGCTGGGTCTTCATCTTCAGTTGTATCCGTGTCGGCAGTAGTGCCAGAAGTTATGTTATATATAACACCGGGGTTCCAAGCACCCTCTGATCCTGCGCCGGGGCCACTGTAAACCAACCCACCGGGCAATCCGTTAGCACCTGTAGCTGACGCTAACGCTGCGTCTATTGCGGCATTTAATTCTTGGTCTTTATATTGCTGTGCGTAATTTATGCCTTTCGCAGTGGCTGCTAAAGATCCTGCAAAGTCAAGTGTTCCCGGCGGTAAATTTAGCCCCACATTTCCAAGAGCTGATGTTACAGCTCCATTTACAAGATCTTTTACGCCTGCAAAAGTTTGAGCTACGTTACCCAAACCAGAACCTATTTTAAGAGCTATATCTTTAGCTACGTAACTTATTTTTTGTGCTGTGCTTAGACCAGATAACATACCACTGGCTGCGGTTTCAGCAGCATATTTAACAAGCCAAGTACCCCCAACTGCAATCGCAGCAAATGCAGCAAAATAAGGAAGATGATCCTTTAAGCCTTCAAAAAAACTTGTTTCTTTTGATATTTTAGGTCTGTGGTAAGAACCGTACTGGCCCACTTCGCCAAACTGCGTGTAGTAACCCTGATCGCTATTCATATGCAGGGTATCTTGTAGCCTACCGCCATCCCGCTGCTCTTGATAATAAGTGGGTGTTAGACCTACATTTAGCTCTAATTTTATCCCGTCAGGCGTAGTAACAGACGTAGGTATCTTGTTGTCTTTTATGTAGGTTTTTATCTTCTTATTATGGTCCTGCAACGCTTTTGAATACGCAGCAAAATTTG